ACCATGTAATCCCCGGACGAACAAGTGCCGAGATTGCAGATACGAACCATCCTGCTGACTTTGCAGTTTCTGATTGCTCACGAAAAGCCTCTTTAATTGCGTCTAATTGGGTGATGCTATAGTCAACATATTTCTCCTCTACCTTAAACTCACCACGAAGTTTCTCAAGATCCGTTTGCAAGCGGAACATATTCAGCTCATGCAGACGCTCATTCTTTTTATCCAAGAACTTAAGAATCTCAGGGGCGAGTCGAAACAAGCCACCAAAGAGCGACCCTAACAAACCCCCTGACAGAAGATCAAACATTATTTAGAGGGAGGTATTGTTGTGGGGTTTACGACTACCGGATTGACAACTACGGGGTTTACAACCTTGGGTTCAACAATCGTTGGATCAACAACAAACGGTTCGATCTTGATGACTTCAGGCTTTACGACAACCACCTTCTCTTGCGTCACGACTTGAGTCGGGTTGTAAGTCGTCGTCACATTAGCTGCTGGTGCTTGGATCTTGCCTGCAATATTAATAAACGCAGCACTTGTGCTTTGCGTATTCGCTACTGAAGCTGCCGCTGCGTTGGTGTTTGCAGTGTTAGAGATTGATGTAAAAGCATTGTTGGTGCTTGCAGTGTTGGATACTAAAGCGTTGCTTTGTGATTGCTGAATAGCAACATTGCCTCTGACTTGTTCCATTCCTAACGCGACTTGGCGGTTGATGCCATAAATCTGGGCAATCGACGGAAGAATGGCTGCAATAGCCTGTAAGGTCGTATCAGCAGGTGAACGAGGCGGTGTAATCTGCTGTTGGTTTTGCTGGTTTGGTTGACCCAAAGCCATTGACATCACCGCAGCAACTTTCGCAGCAGCATCGCCTGTCGAGGCAATCGCAGCCATTGATTTGTACTTTTCGGTGTCTGCCCTTGCTTTTGCTTCGGCAATCTTTACGTTTGCTTCAACGTAGCCATCGTAGTTTGTGGCGCAGCCTGCCAAAAGCAGTGGCGCAAGAAGAATAAACTTTTTCATCACAACCCCTATAGACCTATGAGTTTTTTGAAAAATGCTGCTGCAGCCCCAGGTCCAAGAAGAACCGCAGCCATGACCGCGTAAAGTATGTACTCAAGACGTTTAAACTTTTGTGAACCGTCTTGGAAGCGCTCGTCCACACGTTGAAATGACTCTTGAATGCCCTTATACCGCTCCGCACAAATCTGCTCGTGCGTATCCAGTCTGGCTTCAACTTCTGGGATTTGTTTTAACTCGCTCATGATCAAAATTCACGGAGCGTCTTTGCTAATCTTGCGCGTTGGCCAAGTTTTCCTGGTGCTTTTGCTGCTTTGTTGAGCATCTTTGCGGGAATCTTTTATCCGCAGGAACACCTAACTGTTTGTGTAAAGCGCCCGGCTTTTTAACTGCCTTCTGAATCCATTTCTCTGCCATTTTCGTTCCTTTGCAAAGGTTCTAACTCAACCCAATTTACCGTCGCCTCATCCCACTGATACCGCTTCCCGTCCGTAGGCATGGCTACGGGAGCATCCCAGAGACATGTCTGCTCATTTAGCACCCACGATGGATAAGGCTTAGGCGGAATGAAAGCATTGCGATCAGGATCAAACGTGTAGCCAATGCCTGCGAAGTTCTTTCTGAAAGCTTTGGACTGATCCGCTGACGGTTGACCGGTTACAGGGTCATAGTGAACCCCACCACGGGTGTTGTAAGAAGTCTGCCGATAGGTGTCGCCAGTGCGAGCGCAAAGTTCTAGTTCTTTGCCGTCATCTTCGTTACGTCCGACGGTGACAAACACTACGGTTCTTAAGTTATCAATTAATGCAAAGTGGCTCATTTGTAACCTCAGCTAAATGTGACGGTTTCGGATATGGTGGACGTTGCGGTTACGGTGTAAATCTTGTAACCACCGGACGTTGTGGAGGTTTGTGTTACGCCACCGGAGAAAGTCGCGGTCAAGGCACTTGGAATTTTGATGTAAACGATGCCTGATCCGCCCTGACCGCCAGAACCAGCGGCGGTGTTATATCCACCCCCACCTCCACCGCCCCCTCTGTTCACCGATCCCGCACCGCCAGTGGCATTTGTAGTTCCTAAACCACCTGCGCCTCCTCCACCGGAGCCGCCAGAACCTGCGGTTCCACCAAGATAAGTACCACCACCCCCGCCTCCGGCATACGTTATAGATGACCCAGAAATTGATGATGCTGTTCCTGCTCCACCATTGCCGCCTGTCGTGCTAGTTCCAGCAACACCAACTGCGCTTGCTCCACCGCCACCACCGCCAGCGTAGTTAGGGGCGGAACCACTGCTACCACCACCATTATTTCCTTGTGATGGGCTAGTGTTTGGTGTATTACCGGCACCTCCTGATCCACCATTGCCGCCACCGCCTCCAGAACCGCCTGACCCACCAGAGTTAAGTCCTACAGCTGATTTAGCCCCAAAACCCCCACCAGCAGATGTAATGGTGTGAAAAACAGAATTAGAACCGGCATTTCCATCAGTACCACCTGCACCGCCAGCCCCGCCAGCCCCTACAGTAACCGTGTAAGCAGTGTTTACGTTTAGAGTCAGCGCAGATGCTGAGGCACTATCACGATAACCCCCCGCACCACCGCCACCAGCATGACCAGAACCTCCACCCCCTCCACCAGCAACCACTAAGTAATCAACCGAAACGGTTGTCGGAACAATAATGTCAGTTGCTACGTTGGCGTAAGTAATCCAGCCCTGTGTTGAATCAATATAAACAAGATTCACGGAGCCACGGTTGGTAGAGATAAGCTGATTGACCGTCGATCCTTCTACCTTGTTGCCATTCGGGTTCACTGTTAAAGCATTCGTCCCCCACGTCCCCGCATAGTCCGTCAGCGTCACCAAATCCCCTGCCGCTGGGCTTGCAGGCAGCGTGACGGTGAAAGCTGCTGAAGTGGTGTTGCAGGGATAAGCTCTGCCTGCGACTGCGGTGAAGCCTGTGGTTTGGACGGATTGCCATGCTAAGCCTGCTGTAGCAAAACTTAAAGTTCCCGATCCATTGGTGACAATGGCTTGCCCTGCTGATCCGTCTGCCGTGGGATAAGAAAGCCCACTTAATTTGATCGCACCGGTTCCCTTGGGAGTCAGGTTAATACCAATATCCGTATTATTGCCTGTTGCGGATATAACAGGGTTATTGCCTGTCGCCGCATTTGCCACGGTGATTTCGTTGACCGCTGACGCTGTGGCTGTGATGCCAATCAGCTCATTGCCGTTGGTGTCATTGATCGCTGTCAACACGCGGGGTGAGGTTGTGGTCAACTGCGTCACCGTGGTGCGCCCGGTTCCTTTTGGTGTGAGCGCAATGCCCACGTTTGCATCCCCGCCGGTTGCTGTGAGTGAGGGTGCGTTACCGGTTGCGGCGTTGGCCAGGTTGAGTTCATTGACCGCCGATGCGGTTGCAACCAAATACAGCAATTCGTTGCCATTGACGTCATTGATCCCCGTGATGATTTTGGGCGATGTCATCGACAGCGTGGTGCCATCGGTTGTTGCATTGGTAATGCCACCAAAAACCCCAGCGTTGTTATATTGCACTTGCGTGGTTGAACCACCGGCTGCACCACCAACTTTGACGTAGTCCGTACCATTGAAAGCGACTAAAGCTTTTTCTCCCGGTACTACGGTTACGCCTGTCTGACCTGATGCTTTAAATGTTAAATTATAAGTAGCATCAGCATTAATGATCACATATCGACGGTTTGAACTTGGCGCGGTAATTGTAGAAGCTACACCCAAACTTGATACTTTAATTGCTCCGTATTGAGCCGAGCTTGCTGCAATGTTTGTAGCTGAGGAATCCCCGGTAGTGTTGGCTAACGTCAAAGCTCCGGCAGTAAAGTTTGCGCTTGTGAGCGAAGTCATCCCCGCAACAGCAATATCCATATACTGCGTCAAACCATTATTTGTTGTGTCCCCCCAAGTGCCAGATTCCGTACCCGTAACAGGGAGCGGAAGATCTAAAAGGGTTGTGCGGTTAACAGTCATAATTCACCTCAAGATGTTTGGATCACTTGCCAGTTAGCTACTTGATCGTCGTCAATATCTTCCCAAAACTTACTAGCGATTGTTATATCTGCCGCTGTTGCTGCATTTAGAGCTACAGCCTGTACATTTACATTACTCACAATTAATTCTGTTCCGGTTCCTATTTCACTTACGCTAGAATTAACTGTTGCTGCGGCTTGAGTATTATCCGTTCCAACGCTCGATTCTGCAATATCAGACGCATGGGTTTGTAAAGTTGATGTTTCATCTGCCCCAGTTGCAGATTCAGTAATAGTCCCCGGCAGTGTTCTAAGGGCCGATACTTCATCCGCTCCTGAACTTGTTTCTGATACCGAGACTTGAAAGTCCGGGTTACTGACAATTGAATCTGCGCCTGTGGCCGTTTCTGAAAGCGTTCTGAAGTCGGCAAGGTTAGTAAAAATGCTATCAGAACCTGAACTTGTCTCCGAAACCGAAGATACAAAATCCCCCGAAACAAGTATTGAATCTGAACCCGCTGCCGTTTCTGTAATAGAAGCGAGGGCATTAAGGAGTGCGGTAATACTATCGGAGGCGGTAGCTGTTTCAAGAATAACACCAAGATTGCCAAAAAACTCAGCGTCAATTGAATCTGATGCCGTAGCCGTTTCACTAACTGATCTGCCATAAACCGAACCGCCCCAGAAACCAACACCCCAACCGCCAGAACCCCAACCACCATCATCTGTGCCAAAAGCATTAATAATTTCTGATGCCGTTGCACTTTCTGATATATCCGCTGAAAACAACCCACCGGGGAGGACAGAATCTGTGCCTGTTGCCGAATCCAATAAAATAGATGTAAGCAACCCAATAGCACTGACAGAATCCGAACCTGATGATGTCTCAGAAACAGAAGGGGCATAGTTTGGAACGGCAGCAAGCGTATCTGCGCCCGTGGCAAGTTCAAGGACTGTACTGTCATATACAGACGCTCCCCATCCACCAACCCCCCAACCGCTAGAACCCCAACCCGCCATGTTTAAGGACTAAGGCTAAATGTATAAGTTACTGTCAGGGTGTCGCCGTTTACAACCGAGCGATCTCCGGGAGCCTGAAAATCAGCAGCCGAAAAGAGCGTACCTGATGTACCACCTACTGTGTTGTTACTTGTCAAGAACGCGCCACCAACCGTTGTTGTGCCGGTCATGTTGAACGTAGCTTTACTTGCCGAATTGGTAACAACCGAAGGGTTACCGGAACCTGAAGGGGTGGTTGCAGCGGCAAAAGTTGCCGTTGGACGATTACCTGAATAAGCTGTGACTTCAGTCCACCCAGCGTGGCTAGACATAGTATCACCGGCAGCAGGATTATTACTTGATGCCGCACCATAAAGACCTAGATACCAAGTTGTGATGCGTGTTGTTGCACCATCTAGAGCGGTGCCAGCCATATACTGGAGACCAACATTGACTACAAGGTTTTCTGATTCGGCAACCCATTTAAGGTTCCCGTCTTTATCAAAGCATTCAGCCACATATTTACCTGTGGCACGAACACCTTCCGAGGTTCCTGTTTGTGCGGTAATACCGCCAGACACCACATCATTTGCCTTTGCAAGTTCATTATTCATTATGCGATCCTTAAAACAGAGTCAGTTGCGCCCATAGGCGGGAAAGTAATCACAAGGTCTGAAGCAACTTTAGTTATTGTACTACCAAAACTTAAAACGCAAACGGCTCGATCACCGTTGGTAGAATTATAAATCAAAGCCCCCGCGCACGTAAGAGTAACGTTTGAAAACGTGGCGTTTTGGAACGACCAATATCCGGTTGTCCCTGATGTTGTTGGTGTGATGTTTGTAAGTGCAATTCCACCGGGGGTGTAATTGGTTCCACTGGATTCACCCGTCGGTGTGTAGACGGTGGTATCTGCATTGAGGGTGGCTGTTGCAACGTACAAAGCAATCTTAAAAACATCACCTGTCCCTGTTGTAAAGTTATGCAGCCCCTGAGCAACTTCTGCCTTGAAGCTTGTACACATGGTTTGTACGATTGCCATACTACGCTACCGGATACCTTACTTGTCCAGATCTATAAGCATCTTGACGCTCTAAACCATCACCAAGACGTTTAGCCAATCCAAGGGCTTCTTTATATTGTGTGTCTAACCTAGCCAACATATCTGGTTCAGCTTTAATAAACGTGTAGCCTTCTTGAAGCGCACCATATAATAAAACTGTATCAAAATTATCGCCAAGCCAAGTTCTGCCAGAAGCAACAGTGGTAATTGATTCTGGATAATAATAGTAGTGCAATTCTGCAATATATGGAAGATTTGGAGTTGGACCTAAAATAAATGTTAATTCATTAGGTAACGCAGGTAAGTTAGGCCCAAAGATAGCGTAGTGTCGTGGACGCCCTATAAACAAAGGATCGGGATAAGCTTCACGAATAAAGTTAACATCTTTATTCAACAAATAATAAAATCTTCCTTGGAATGTCACAGTGCCTGACACTGCCGCAGAATTAGCAACAGATAGTGTAACTACAGTATTAAGTAAGCTAACTACTTTAGCGCCCGTTCCTATTCCAGTGCCGTAAACTGCTTGATCAGGTTCAATATTTGTAACATCAGACACAGTAATTGTAAACGCTCCAGATGAACCTGTTGCAGTAGGGGTTGCGTAAGAATATATCGCCATACTATATGGCGCTAAAAAATCATTGGGGCATTGAAGATATTTATTTGAAGCCGAGCATGAAGCCATTACGTTACGACGTAATGAGGGAAACTGTACAGAGTTATAAATACGTTGCTCAGCTTGTTCAACAAAACGCGCAAGCTGTTCATCTGACGTAAATGTCGTAGCGGAATCGCTAAAAGTAATCGTAGGGAAATCGTTCTCGACGTACCCCCGGATCGCTTTC